CAAGATCGAAGGCCGCGAGCAGACTTCGTACAACGAAGACGGTCTTCGAACAGTCTTCGAAATTTACTGCTACCTCGACTTCGAGGATAATTTCGGGCTGGCTCCCTACATCGTCACGGTTGACCACACGACAAAAGAAGTCCTTGCGGTCTATCGCAACTGGGATCCAGAGGATGATCAGCAAGAAGAGCTGATCCACATCATCGAATATCCGTTTGTTCCGTGGCGTGGCGCGTACCCGATTGGTTTGCCGCATATGATTGGCTCACTGTCGGCGGCAGCGACTGGTGCATTGCGTGCGCTGCTCGACAGCGCGCACATCAACAACTTCCCCGGCATGTTGAAGCTGAAGGGCGGCTCGCGTGGTGGTCAGTCTGATCGCATTGAACCGACGCAGGTCACCGAGATTGAAGGCGGCGTTGGTGTTGATGACATCCGCAAGATCGCGATGCCGGTGCCATTCAACCCGCCAAACGCGGTTCTTTTCTCGCTGCTTGGTTTCGTGACCGATGCAGCACGCGGTGTTGTTCGCACCACGTTTGAAAAGCTTCAAGACCAGAACCCGAACCAACCCGTTGGCACCACGCTGGCGCTGATGGAACAGGGCATGACCGTCTTCTCGGCGATCCATGCGCGCCTGCACAACTCAATGCAGATGACGCTGCGTGTTCTGCACCGTCTCAACTCTAAGCACCTGACCGATGAGTACATCGAGCAGGCTTGCGGCGAAGATATGTGCAAGGCCGCAGACTTCCACGGCCCGATGGATGTTATCCCTGTTTCGGATCCGAACATCTTCTCCGAAGCACAGCGCTTTGCGCAGGTGCAGGCGGTTGCGCAGCGCGCACAGGTAAACCCGAACCTCTACGATCCCTACAAGGTCGAAGAGCTGATCCTGTCGCAGCTCAAGGTGCCGGATTACAAATCCCTGTTGAAAAAGCAGCCCGAGCCTGTGGAGCTCAACGCTGTCAACGAGAACCTTGCACTGACGCTTGGGCGCCCAGTGGCCGCGTTCCCGATGCAGGACCATCTGGCGCATTTGCAAGTGCATCTGGATTATCTGAAGTCGCCTATGTTTGGCATGAACCCGCTCATCGGGCCTGTGTTCATTCCCGGCGTCTTGCAGCACATCAAGGAGCACATGGCATATTGGTACTCGCTCAGCATGTATGAGCAGACCAGCGCGGCCGTGGGCGTACCTCTTGATGTTTTCCTTGAGAAGAAAGATGAGGGTGTGTCTGCCGAGCTCGACAAGACGCTCGCAATGGCATCGCAGCGCTTCATGCCTGACATCCAGCAAACGCTGCAAGGCGTGCCGCCTGTGATCCAGCAGGCCATGCAGGTCATGTCGCAGATGGGTCCGAAACAACCCGCTGATCCTGCGGAGATCTTGCAGGCAGAGACTGCTCGCAAGTCAGCATATGATCAGGGCCGCTTGCAGATTGATCAGGCTCGCCTTGAACGTGAGGCTCAGCTCGATGTTATTAAGCAGCAAGAGAAGCAAGCTGAGCTTGCAGCTAAGGTGGCCATGAACCGCGAGGACAACATGACCGCGAAAGAACTTGCCGTGTTTGAGGCCGAACAGGGCATAAAGACATCTTATTCAACAGGCCGTGGTATCAACCCATCTCCGTGAGGTTACAATGGACAATTCTCTTCTTCCGCAGCACAAGCGCCTCGCCATGGGCCTTGAAGTCAATAACACACCGGCTGGCAAGAACATGATCAATGACATGGTCAAGCCGCACAAGCCGTATGGCATCATGAAGAACTTGTCTGGCAAGAATGACGCCCCTGCAAAAAGTGCATTGAGCAAATTCAAGAAATAAGTTCTTGACTTGGTGGGGAAATGATTGAAATCGTTATCAAGCGGCTACTCGAGGAACAATCTCGAGTAGCCCATGAGACTATGGAGCAGCCCGGCGACGGTTCGATTTTCGAATACGGGCGCAGGGCAGGGATCTACGCCGGTCTGGGTCGCGCTATCGCGATCATTGAGGAGACCTTGGCACAAGGTGAAGAGGATGATGGGCATGACAAACGCCGTCGTATTAGACCAGTCTACGGAGAGTGAAGAGCTCTTCCCAAAAGTGAACCCGAATATCCGCCCGCATGGGTCGCGCATTCTGGTTCAAATCCGCCGAGCCCGTACACGCAGCAAGGGCGGCATTATTTTTTCTCAGCAGACGAAAGATACCGAGCTCGACAACACTTGTGTTGCGAAGGTGATCGCTGTTGGCCCGCTGGCCTACAAGAACCGCAACACCATGGAAGAGTGGCCAGAGGGCGCATGGTGCAAGCCGGGCGATTATGTCTTCGTGCCAAAATACGGCGGCCTGCGTTGGGAACGCCCATGCAAGCCAACAGAAGACTACGGCGACAAGGTTCAATTTGCGATCTTTGACGATCTCAACATCGTGGGTGATGTCGAGGATCCGTTTGAGATCAAAGCGCACATCTGAAGGAGATGAGCCATGACGAACACTGAAAAAGCAGAAATGCAAGAAGAAGAGATTGAGATCATCGAAGGCGAAGAGCCGGTAGAAGATCAGCAGGACGAGCACGAAGAGCAGGACGAAGACGTTCGCCTTTCGGAAGATCGTAATGACGAAGAAGAGGCTCGCCGAGAAGCGAAGCGTCAAGAACGCAAGCGTCGCAAGGAAAACCAGCGCTACGCTCGCGACAAGACCAAGGAAGAAATGCAGTGGCTGATTGAGCAAAATCGCCAGTTGCAGCAACGCCTTGAGGCTGTCGAGACGCACGCCGTGAGCGCCCAGAAGGGCAACCTCGACCAGAACTACACGCAGGCTCTCTACACTGTGCAGCAGGCCGAACAGGCTCTTGCCCGCGCTATTGAGATTGGTGACGGCTCTAAAGTGCCTGATCTCCTGCGCCAGCGCGATCAAGCGATGGCCAAGGCCACCGAGATCAACCGCGCCAAGCAGAGCTTCGAACAGCCCCGCCAGCAGGCCCCGGCCAGTAATGGCATCGTCGAGATGAAGGCCCGCCAGTGGGCGGCCGACAATGCTTGGTTCAAGCCAGATGGCCGCGACAGCGATTCTGAAGTGGTGAAAGCCATTGATGCATCGCTGGTGCGTGAGGGCATGGATCCGTCGAGCGATGCTTATTGGGACGAGCTCGACAACCGTCTTTCGAAGTATCTTCCGCACCGCTTTGCAGAAGAAGAAGATTCCGGTTATAGTCAGCCGAAGAGCGGCCGTCGCGGGCCGCCAGTCGGTGGTGGGCGTGAGATGAGCGCCCCCGGCTCGAAAAAGGTTTATGTCAGCGCCGAGCGTGTGAACGCTATGAAGGAAGCTGGCTATTGGGATGACCCGGTTCTGCGCCAGCGCATGTTGAAGCGCTATGCAGAAACGGATCGTGAGTTGAAATCTGCACGCTGAAAAAGGAGCGAGCTATGAATCTTGGTAACGATGACCGCCTCAAGAAAACGGTAGACACGGGTCGCCGTAGCCGCGCGATGGAAGATCGTGCAGTCACCGAGAGCCGCGAGCTCTCCGATGATGACCGTGTCCAGATGTTTCGAGATGCGTTTTATCAAAGCGCATTGCCTGATTTGCCGGAAATCCCCGGTTATCATGTGTGCTGGTTGACCACGACCAATCCGCGTGACCCCATTCAGGGCCGCTTCCGTCTCGGATACGAGCCGGTTAAGCCCGAAGAAGTCCCCGGTTGGGAATACGCCTCAGTCAAGACCGGCGAATACGCTGGCCTGATCGGTGTGAATGAGATGATTGCGGCCAAGTTGCCGGAACGTCTTTATTTCCGCCTCATGAGAGAAGCGCATCACGACGCGCCTCTGCGTGAGGAAGAACGGATCACTACCGACATGGATGCAATGAGTGAGCGCGCGCGTGGTTCAAAGAGCCGCATGATCGAGGACGAAGGTATGTCGAGCCTGCGTGAAGCTGCGCCTAACCCGATTTTCGAGTAAGGCGTTTCCCTCACCTAGCAAAAGGAATCGAGAATGTCCTCGACCAATGCTCCCTTCGGTTTCCGCACGGCGTATAGCCCGTCCGGTATCATTCGTGAAATGGCCAGTACGATTACGACTGGTTACAACACCGACATCTACACAGGTCAGCCTGTTAAGATCGGCACCAACGGCACGATTGAAGTCGCCGCCGCTGGTGAACGCCTCGTCGGCACTTTCGCTGGCTGCCAGTACCTGCCTACAGGTGCTCAGCGTCCGGTGATCTCGCCTTCGTGGCCTGCAAACGCAGGCGCCACGGAAATCATCGCTTACTACACAATGGACCCGTACCTTGTGTATGAAATCCAAGCTGATGGTCCTGTGACACAGGCAGAAGTTGGCCAGCAGGCTGACTTTACGAACGTCGCCAACTCCAATGGTCTGGGTTATTCGACCTGCACCATGGACGCTGCTACGTCTTCGTCCACCGCCGCGCAGCTCCGCGTTGTTGGGATCGCTAATTCGATCAACAACACCGCTGGTGACGCGTATACAATCGTTCAGGTGCAGATTTCTAAGCACCAGTACGTCTCCACCCAGAACCCGTTCTAATAGGGAGATCCGCACATGGCTACTCCAATGCGCAGTACGGACTTCCGTTCCATTGTCGAACCGATTCTTAACGAAGCGTTCGACGGCGTCTACGACCAGCGCGCAGACGAATGGAAGCAGGTGTTCCGTGAAGAACGCGGCATTCCGCGTAACTACCATGAAGAACCCGTCCTCTTCGGTTTCGGCGCAGCGCCGGAACTCCCCGATGGCACGGCAGTCACCTATCAGTCTGGTGGCGTGCTCTTCATCAAGCGTTACCAGTACAAGGTCTATGGCCTTGCCTTCGCTCTGACGAAGGTTCTCGTCGAAGACGGTGATCACATC